CATAGGTTTTTATGATAGGAGTCGCCACCCTCAGCCCGTTAGCTCCTGTTACCGGAGTTAAGACCACGGTATTAACACCTCCGCTGTCTATCATGCTTTGAGCAGCCACACCGTTGGCGAACATCGCTTTAGAGAGCTGACCGGCATCAGCGGCATCAAGTGATTGAGAAGAGTCCGTAACAGACCCCTGGAGTTCTGCACGCCTGTCGTTATATTCAGTATTGTCCAACACCTCATCAGCTGGAGCCGGTACGGTGACGTTATCATAAGGATCTTTTGCTGTTATATCTTTCATAGTATTATTATACCTCTATTAAGTTCTATGTCAATCAAAAACTAAAGCTACATGAGCCGGTGTTACTTTTCTAAACACACACCTCAATATATCTGTCCTGAACTGCCCGGCAAAAGGGAGTCCTGAGAACGCTACAGCAGGGGTACATAAGAACTGTGTATTACCAGCCAGAGCATCTATCTGAGCCTGACTCATGCCTACGACAGCTGTTATCGTTCCGGTAGCCGCACCAGCTACACCTGCGGCCTCGTAAGTAAAGGTAGTACCCGTAGGTATACCGGTTATAGTGTGATCGCCGTTGAAGTCCGACTCGTTTGCCCCTGCTATTGTTACTATGCTGCCATCCACCATCTTAGTTGTATCTGCCACGGTTGCGGTCACGGTGGAACCTGCTCGGTTTAACGTGGCTGATAATGTACCACTACCTAATGGGTAATTAAACGCAGCTGCGTTTTGGACCGGTGCAGTTACCATCAGTACGAATTTATATAAAGGGTCGGCAGGAACGTCATCTTGACCTGGTCGTATATTCCAGTCAGCAGCCGGTTCACCGGTTATTATCTCAGCTAAATCCTTGTAGTCCTGTATCGTAACTATAGGAATTTTTCTGAGTTTGGTTATAACATCGCTCCTGCGTGTCGCTATATCCTCAGCTTTAGACCTGCACTCATCAGGAATGCCTACAGCGGTCTCCCACTCATTTATAAGGTCTGTAGTGTTATTGATATTCCACTCAGTAACCATCGTATAGATTTCTTGATCTAAAGCGTTGATCTCGGTGGCTATACTTTTCAGGAGTTTATAAAGGTTTGAATCTTTATCTCCCTTAGCGTCCCACACTAAACCTCTGGGCGAGCACTGGGCCAGTAGTTGAGTTTCCTCGTCAACCGATACAGGTTTATAATCTGTAAATTTATGTCCCATAAAAATCCTATGTAAATGTTACCGTACCTAAAATACCCATGGTTCCGTTACCTATTGAGACATCAGCCGATGGTGTGTCCAAGGAGAATGCGGTAACAAAATTACCGGTCTCTAAATCCTGGGTATTCTGTATAGCCGCCACCATCTGATTGTATTTTATATCCGATGCAAAATCAGCACTGTCCTGGAAGAACGCTGTAAGATTAGCTGATATGGCTGACCTCATAGATGTGCTATCCGGGGCTAGACCACTGATAGATACATTAATCGTATCAAATATCGGTGAAACAACTATAACATTTTCAGCAGGTGTATGTGCCGGTAATTTAATTTCTATTTTATCCTCCACATTTGTAAGTGTGGTAGAGCTTGGGGTGGGTGGCTCGTTATTGTCGTCAAGAACAAACACATAAACCACCCCTGGCTGCGGTATATTTTTTAGCTTGTTAAGGTTCAGCAAAATAGTTCCACCGGCAGGAGATGCAGTGCCTGAATCTATCGCAAATGTGAATGATGTGTTAGCCACTATTGTTAGTACTGTCCAGTCTCCGTTGTAATCGGTGTCGGTAGCTCCTGAGATCGTGATAGTCGAACCTACATATATATTACTTGTGTCTGTGATTAAAGCCGTAGCAGTCCCTGCTGCCTGGGTTATAGATGTAACCGACCGGTCCGTTATATCTGTACCATCGGTGGTGTAAGCTACTAAGGGGTTGGTTACAAAAACTCTGGTAGCTGTAGGTATAGTTAAGGCATCTAATCGTATCTGAGCCGATGTGAAAATACCCGGGTCTATAGAATTAGCTAAAAGGACTCGCTCCCTTAGACTCTCATCATCTTCAAGGTCCGACCCTGCTGTGATACCGTCTTTGTTGGCTATCGCTTGATCTCCTGACCCTACACCCACTACAGTGGATTGGAGTGTTAAGACAGCACCTTGATCTAAATTCTTATCTGTACCTATATCTTGACTACTTACCGGTATATCGGCAAATACAGAAGAGTACGAGCCTGCATCATCAGCTCCTGTGCCGGTAGATAAGTATGTAAAGGTAAACTCATCGAGGACATTTATAGTCTCAGTGACATTATAGCCAGAGTCCGATGCCCCTGATATGGTTACTGAAAGTCCGTCAACCAGGCTATGTGCAACGGGTGTAACAGCAGTTGCAGTAACGCCGGTGCCGTTTAAAACTACAGAACCTACCACGGTCGATATAGTGGCCGCTGATGTGCTGATATACTGCTCGTTGGTCGAGCTTACGAATAGAGTCCCTAAAGGTATGCTGACAGCTAAGGTACCAGACAAGGTGACACCTCCCTCAGCCACTGTACCAGGCACTCTCGTAAGAGCATTGATCCCTGCCCAAAAATCCAGAGGCTCACCGCTTGCCGTTTGGGGGAAGAAATCCAGAAGGGCTGCTGTGATATTTCTTTGAACCGTATAAAACAGTATAGAGACCGCTGATATTATAGCCCGTATGAAACTACCCGGTATTGTAGGATCCAGTTCGGGAAGCTCAGTCTTTACAGCTGCGTTCCCTATATTGTTTAAATCTTCAAGCTCGTATAGTTCAATCGGCATTAGTCAAATTCCCTAAATTTGTGTTTAACCAATATGAGTACTTAGTTGACTCACCATTTTTTACAATAATATTTATAGATAATTTAACACCTCTTACCTCTGTCTGACCCACAGTTACCTGTATCTCGGATGCTGACCCATCATTTAAAAGAGGTTGTAATGAGTTTTTAACCCATTTAACTACCTTATTTCTGACCTCTTGCGTGTTTCTTGCCTGGGTCATTAACCATAGCATACCACCAAGCTCAGTTGAACGCAAGATATTTCCTACCCATCCTCGCCTTTTTTCTGGATCTGACACCTCTTCAGGGGCAGCACGAGCATCGGTAAACAGTAATACAGCTACAGTAGTCTCCATACCGTCCACGGTTTCAAAGTCCTGCTCACCTAAAACGAGGTCGAAGCCCCTGTCGGTTTGTTTTATCAGTAAATCTTGTGCCATCAGTTAGGCCCTCCGGTGTTGCCTGGTCCCGTTTCAACTCCACTATGCGTATGAGCATTATAATCTGATACAGATGCTGTTATAAAGTTAGCGGCAGTTACTGTACCTGTCACAACAACATCCCCTATCACATTTACTACCTGCCCTGTTTTTGGTTTAATTTCTATAGACCCATCTGCTTTATAATATACGTAAGATCCTTCTACGAAGTTACCGTCTTTGACTTCACCTTTTGCTAATCCGGTAAACCTTATCTCAGGCTTATCTACGATCACATGGACATCGCTCTCATAACCGCTTACAGCTAACGCCACGCCGAAAGAGTTATCCGGTGGGTTGAAACTGTGTCCGTATGAGTTCAATACCTTAAGGTCCTGGTCCCTATCTTGGAACCTACACCTTATAGTTTGAAATACATTACCATCAGATGCGAAAAGGGCTTTGACTAATTTTATTATATTTGTCATAACTCCTCTCCCTTTAAGAATTTCTTAGTAGTTTCTAAGACCTTTTCAACAGACCCCATCCACATATTTCCTGCATCCTGCTCTTTAGATGTTCTAAGATTTATAGCCGCCTCCGCTGTATAGGCATCTTTATTTACTATGGTGAGTTTTGTGTGCCGCCCTTGCAAACTATTTAATTTGAACTCCACACCTTTTATTAAAAACTCTCCGTAAACACCTGCCTTATCATCAGATACCTGTACGAACTGATTTACACCCCATGTTATATTATCCTTGTACCCCTGGACAGTGACTTTGTACTCGAAACCTCTAGCCCTTCTCACATTAGACTCTTCGGCTGCTCTGGCCTGACAGTCTGAACTGCTAGGCGAGTCCTCCTCCATCTTAAACTCATGGATACGAGATTCAACTATCTCAGGATCTATAGCCTCTCCTGATGCGTCAACGGTTGCATCATCCCCTCCTACCCACGCATCACTATCTTGCCCCTTACATATATACTTGTTAAACCTGTTTGATACATTGAGTTTAACACTGTAGTTTAAAACAGTGTTACTAATATTGCTTGTTTGATTTATAATTAAGTTACCTACACGCTGACCGTCTGCTTTAAAAAAGATAAGATTACCAAATGTATCTGTGTTTAGAAACAGTTGACGTTTTCTGCAATACTTAAGTAAGAACTCTATAACAGTGTCCCCTACTTCGCAACTAACTATTTCATCTTCAGAAAATGGCTCTATTAGGCCCCCTGATTGATTAAGGATACCTATGGAATTATCTGCTCCTAAAGATGTTAATACCCTTCCAGTGATAGTGAAAATGTTGGCACCTTCAACAAACACTTTACTATCATCAGGCACAGTACTATCTATGATGTCCCCAGTAATGTCTCTGCCTGAAAGTACTATATCATCATTAGTTGTATCACCCTCAATATGTGACTCATATATCTTGCCTCGCATCACCTGCACATCATCCAACTTTATGTTTATACCTAGCCCCACCTTAAACGGGTTGCTATTATCCGAAGGTCTTGCTGTCACTATCCTGAAACTTCCTGCTACATCATCTATAGACCTGTTGACATTTAGATCTTTGAATGTTTTATACTCAACACCATCGACCTCTACTGTTACATTAGGATCGGTGAAGTATGTTTTAAGATTAGAAGGTATAAATGTCATATCTTAAGCACCTTAACTGAATCCTCGAATCTGGTAGGTAGAATATCATTAAGGTC